CTTAAACATCGAGTTGAGGAGACTGAGATCAAAGACTTTCAGGAAATATCTAGAGAACTACAACAGGGCACTGTCAAGCAGAGATGCAGAGAAGTATGTTGACGGTGAGGACGATGTTGTTGACATGGACAAGATCATGAACGACTTCGCACTAATCAGAAATCAATGGTTGGGCATAACCAAAGGACTGGATCAGAAACAATGGCAGATCACAAACATTGTCAAACTGAGGGTTGCGGGAATGGAAGATGCCGACATCAAATAGGATTATACTCACAGACGTAGACGGTGTGCTGTTGGAGTGGGAACATCACTTCACCAAATGGATGTTGCAGAAAACACTGTTTGACGAGAGAGGTGCAAGATATCATCCACACAGACTATTACCAGACAAACAGAATACATACGAGATGGCAGATCGTTTTGGTGTGACGAAAGACGAGATTAGGAAGCATATAAGAGAGTTCAACAGGAGTGCTTGGATGGGAACACAGAGACCGATGCTGGAATCACAGACTTGGGTAAAACTGTTGGCGGCCGAAGGGTGGACATTCATACCAATAACATCGCAGACATCAGATATACCAGCACAGCAGTTGCGTAAAAGAAGACTAGGAGAACTATTTGGTGATCATGTGTTTACAAATTACCACATACTGGGCACAGGTGCCGACAAAGACGGTGCTTTAGCGGAGTTTCACGATACCGGGCTGTATTGGGTCGAGGACAAGCCAAACAACGCTGTAGCAGGGCTCAAATACGGTTTAAAGCCTATATTAATAGACCATCCATACAATCAAGACTTTGATCATCCTGACGTTATCCGTGTAAGTAATTGGAAAGACATACACAAAATAGTTTCAGGAAGAAAATGAAAATTTACGTAGGCCACGACAGCAGAGAGGATATTGCTTACCAAGTTTGCGAACACTCAATAAAAAGAAGGGATCCGTCTGCTGAAGTAATACCTCTCAAACAAAAACAAATGCGTGATCAAGGACTGTACACACGCCCAGTAGACAAACTGGCTTCTACAGAATTCACTTTTACAAGATTCTTTGTACCATACATGAACGATTTTACAGGTTGGGCGGTGTTCTGTGATTGTGATTTCCTTTGGAAAATTCCTTCACACGAATTAACAAGATATTGTGATAACTCCAAGGCAGTTGTGTGCGTACAACACGACCACACTCCAAAAGAGACAACGAAAATGGACGGACAGGTACAGACAGTGTACCCTAGAAAGAATTGGTCTAGCATGGTTCTTTGGAATTGCGGACATCCTAAAAATAAAATACTCACGCCAGATCTTCTCAACACCGAATCAGCAAAATTTTTACACAGATTCGGTTGGCTAGAAGACAATGAAATAGGAACCTTACCGTTGGAATACAATTGGTTAGTGGGCTGGTACAAGGAACCAACTGATGGATCTCCAAAGATACTGCATTACACCGAAGGGGGTCCGTGGTTTGATGGCTACAGAAATTGTGAGTACGCCGATGACTGGAAAAAGGAACTCATTAATCTTTTTAGTGCATAATGGATTGGAAAAACCTAAAGCCTAATCATTTTTACAAAGATCCTGTAGAACATATCTATGTACAAAATTTCTTCCCAAAAGATGATTATGAAAAACTGTATGAGAACCAAGGGAACCTTAAGCACCATGCATGGCAAGACTTTGATGCGAAATACAAGGTGGGATATGAACTGTTTGATAATCTTCAAGAAGTCAACTATCACAAGGAAGTCATAGCACTTTGGTTTTTCAAAGATAGAAATGATAAGAGTGCGGGGACAAAAAACATTTCTTTATCGGGCAAAGAGATAACTTACACACCTAATACGCTCTTGCTTACTACTTGCAAGGACATAAAATTCAACACCCCACAGAAGAGAAAATGGATAAACAGACCTGTGCTACAGTTAGATCTGCCATTGGCCACATTCAACAATATTTGTAAAGGGCTAAAATGACCCAAGGGAAAAGATTTGTAGAAAAATGTATGAATACAGAGGTCATGTCGGATCCATGGCCGCACCAAATAATTAATGACACATTTGACACCAACACTTTTCAAAAATTGCAAGATGTGTGCGTAGGCAAATTATCTCACATCATAACAAAGGACCTTATACATATTCATCCAAAAGATTATCATGACTACGGAATAGATTTTTATGACGAAACCTTAGACATATGCGAAAATCTTTTTGCAAATTTGAAATCTATTCACGAGATGTATCCAAATTATAGAAAGTACAACAAACTTGGCATTAATGCTCACATAAGTATCACTCCTCCATTGCCATACAAGTTTTACATACATCAAGAAGGTTTAGAAAAAACTTGGAGTTCAGTGACATACATCGCTCCACAACAAAACATTGGCACCAAGATGTACACACGACAGGATGAAAGGGCATTTGTGAAAGAAGCAGAATGGAAACCAAATTCAACTTTTATTTTTTGTGGTAATCAAAACAAAACTTGGCACAGTTACGAAAGTAATCAAAACACCAATCGAATAACTTTTAATATCTTCATTATGAAGCACAGGCACAATAAGTGTTTCTATAGCGAATGATATAATTCAACATCATCATTATACATTTGTTGCCATTTAATTTGAACATCTTTATCTAATAGATCCATTTGAGGAACCTTGTAATCAAAACGTTTTTGGCGCCAATGCTTGACTTTAAAGTCTTTGATCTTTAACCGATTACCGACATAGTGACACATTTTATTCCAGTCATTGTAGGAAAAGACAGTTACATCTTCGTTGATGAATTTGCATTGTGGTAGTAAATGATTTTGATAATCTCGGTGCTGTAAATTTGTAAGTGCATCGGCCAACCACTGATTTATTTTCGTAAAATTTATGCTCCTTGTCCTCCACACGTATTCGCTTACAGTCCTGTGCCACGGATCTCTCACAACAGCAAAAGTCTCAACTTGAGACAGATCAAAAAACATTTTTGTATAACCAATATCCATGTGTTGAGGTGGCACACCGCCATACTTGTCATTTGATGCTTTTTGTATGAACGAAGTTTCAACATTGTGCTCTTTCAGTGCTGACATAACAGATGTACCACCGGTTTTAGGCACATGGATGTGCAACAATGATTCGTTGTTTTTCTTATACAGAGGCACTAAAGGTCTCCTTTGCTACTCTTAACATTTCATAATCATCTTCAAATTTTTTCTGTCCCATGGCATGACCAAAATAACAATTTGTGCCATTCTTTTTATTGTACTTCCAGTCCATTGTTTCAATCTTCACACCAGACTCCAGCATTGCATATATTAATTGTTCATTATCATCGCCTTGTAAATTCTTGTAATCCAGATGTGACTTAATTTTATCAACTGACTTTTTATTCAACATGAATACTCCGGCATTAAATCTACTTGTTCTTAAGATTTCAGGTGCAAATTTTTCTAAACATGTTCCCTTCGCTAAATTTTTATGGAAACTTAGACTATTTTTTCTTGCTATCCTGTCATACACAGGTTTGAAATTATCTTTTGATGGGTACTCGACAAAGATGTTAGGAGCGTTTGGCCAGACAATAACATCAGTATCTAAATAAAGTATATGATCATAATTTTCCCACCAATCATCGTTGAAAAATAAGTCAAATCTTTCAAAAGTTGGATGTACCCAATTCAACTTTGGCTGGCTTACTAACTTGTAATCAGCATCTATACGTTTTGCATATTGTTCAACAGATAATGTACTGTATTTGTACAACTCCTGGTTGACCCCTATCTGATTGTAAGATGGCTCCGCATAATTTTCAACAGATACAAAAAATTGAACTATTAAACAATTATTCATAAAATTCCTTCAGATACCTAAAATCATCTTTGTACAACAGTTGTATACGTTGTCTTTGTTTCGGAGTCAACATATTAGACCGGACCTGTCCCATACGTCCTAGGTTATCCGTATTACGTTTACCAAAATTAAATTTAGGAAAATCCTTTAAAATCATAGAGCTGTCGCCGAGTAAATCTTCAAAACGATAAATGTGGTCAAATTTAGCACCTTGTTCTTCCAACCAGTATGTCTGTGGCAAATAGTTCACTCTGAAACCACCTCCTTCAAACTCGTCTAGCATGTCGTCTATTGTTTTCCATCCGTGCTTCTCGGCAGTGCCCTTAACTTTGCTAAACCATACCCAACTACTGCCTGCCCTGTCGTATGGATCTCTGACTAAAGTTATAATTTTATGGTCTTTGTGATCGTAATCAATTTGTTCCAATTTTTCTTTTATGCCAGACAATCTGCCGTGCCTGCCAGTTGCTATGCGTCTTCCAGTTTCAACGTTAACAATTTCTTTACCTTTGAGGAGAATTTTACCAACACCTCGATGACTCGGCCACCTGTAAGTAAACCAACTACCACCTGTGCGAGGTATATGCACAAAAATTATTTTTGATTCGCTATCAATTTGCATTTCTAAAAATATAATTGAATTCTTCTGAATTACGCCTGTGTTTTGAAACTAAAACCATTCCTATGTCATTTAGTTTTTCTACCATGCCTATATGCTTGTCGTTTATTTCTACCAGACAACTTTTACATTGTTGCAGTGTTGCTACCGCACCGTTTAGAACTTTGTCTTCAAAGCCATCGACATCTATTTTAATATAGTCTGGTTTCGGTATTATACCTTTGCCAACAAGGTAGTCCAGATGAATTTCTGTACAGCCATGATAGTAATCTCCTCGCTCGCCTACCTTGTTCTCAGCCACACCTTCGTGCATGTTCTTAACATTGATCGTGCTTAAATTTATGCGATCACTTAAAGCCACACAGAACGCACTACAGTTATCAAGGTTGTTGATGTTGATGCTATCCAGCAAATTTTTATAACTTGCCGAGTGTGGTTCAAATGCATAAACCGTGTTACCTCTTAATACGGCACTGTAAATAGTGTAGATACCTATGTTGGCACCAACATCAAAAAAGACACTGTCTTTTTCAAAACTATCAATCCATTTAATTGTTTCTGGTTCCTTGCTTAATATCCTATCAATTCTGTTTTTGATGTAAGTCTTCTGTCCTTTAACATTTGAAAACTTCAAAGATTTGTTTCTAACCGAAAAGGTAAAAAAATCATTGTCAAAACTTTTCAATTTCGGCATTACAAGATTCCTTTGTCCATTAATATCTCCACAGCGGTTCCGTTCTGTAACTCTTCGGGAGTAAACTGCTGATAGGCTAGACTATACAACCAAGGTTCAGGACCACCGTAATAAGGATTTTCAATATCTGACAATTCAACGTTGCCCACGTCCACAGCAAAACTCTTGTTGTCACAGAACACAGGTATACCTTCACAAATGGCCTCCACTGCCGCAATACTACAACTGGTTACCAGGCACCATGCCTCTTTCAAATCCTCGGATAGGGGTACTTTTGCTTCACTTGGTCCTGAAGTACCCCTTCCCCTAGGCTTGTGTCGAAGTCTGATTGGCCTGTCCGTGTACCTTTTGATCTGTTCTATGGTCTCGTTGGTCCAATTGGGCCTGCCCAGATATCCATGAATGCCAGATGAACTAGGACAAATTAAAATGTGTTTTCCTGCGAAGTTAGGCGCTTTTATTTTATGACCAAACTTTTCAAATCTGTCAGGTTTGCAATTTTTTATGTAAGATGCGTGAATAGAATTCTTACAAACACGCCAATAATGATTGTCTGGCTGGAGATTGTTGTTGTCAAATCTACCAAAGTAAGGAGTATCCGTGAACCAATAGTTGTGGTTCCGAGACTCCAGTTTCTTTACCATCTCACGATTGTTTCCAACAAATCCCCAGAACATGCTGTTGCTCACTGGTTCGATCTCCGTAGCGTTATCTAGTTTTGTAATCTGATCTGGCCAGGATTGCTCAACTCCGTTAAAAACTTCCCATGCTTTGCTGGTCTTGTTTTTAAATGGTGCGTAAATTGTTAGCATCTATAAAGCCTTTGAGTAATTGTGCCCATCCTTGATGTCCCTCCAGCGAAGGATGAGGATCGTTTGGACTCACTATGAAGTTTTTTTCTTGTATGTAATTCAGATGACTGTAATTTGGTTCATAAAATCTCCTCCAGTCAATGTGTTTTTTGAAATCTGAAACGTCCTGTAATTTAGAATCTAGGTTGTTGGGAAGTGCATTGTACATCAAGTATGGTATCTTTTTCTGTTTAAAGTATGTCTGCAAATTATAGACTTGATCTAGAAATTTTACAACAGCATCATCTTCAATATCCCAACCTTTATTACCATGAACAAATCTAAGATTGTCTAAAGTCTTCCATGTTCTCCAAGTTGAATCAGTGCCTTTTATCCTACCTTTTTTCCATCCGTCATTGGTCACGTAATCGTTACGGAAATAACTTGACCAACCAATTACAGCAAATACATCTTTGGTCTGAAACTTGTCCAACCAGTGTTTTGTAGTGAAACTAATCCTGTTGTTGCCCCTGCCTCCCATGGCAAGATTTACCATCTGCATACCATATTCCTTGGCCAGTATTTCGGATGTGAACGTCATCACTCCATCCTTGGGGCGCATACTAAGGAAACTACAACCATTTGAAAACAAAACCATAATATTATAGTATAATTATTATTGTGCAAACAGTCCAGAATATAAACGACATAAAATATTTTACAAATCAATGGGACATCATCGATCAGTCATTTTCATACGATATCACGTGGAAGCCAACTAACATCAAAGTTCATTACAGCACAATGCCAACGTTTGTGGCAGACTTCAATAATTGTAGCGTAAACAGTTTGCCGGTGCTTGTCACGGAGGATAGGAAAATAATTACAAACCACGTCTGGCCGTTGATATCTAAATACAGGAACAAACCCCACAAGGTGCATGATGTTTTTAAAGAATGGGGAGAGCAAGTCAATGTCGAGATGCCTCCTATCACACAGCAATTCAACGGCACTTGGAAGTACGTATGGTTGCCTATCGATGAGTACAGTTCTGAGAACCCATGGCACATATGGATAGATATAATATCAAAATTCCGTCTGATAGAAAAACGTTGGTCAACAAATTTTGAGAAATACACTTTCATCCTATCTAATCCAAGTAGATATTTTGAAAAAGTCTGCAAAACTTTTTTTCCTGATCTCAACTATCTGGTGATCCCAAAGAACGAAACATGGCGATTCAGTCACCTTATTGTTCCATCGATGAGCAATTACAATGACGGGATATTGACCCCAAACATGCCTGGTTGGTTGAGATATCTTGCTAACTTGGTAGTAGGAGAAGACATAGATCCAAACAGGAAAGTAATAATCACGAGGAAAGATGCCCAAAACAGGAATATAAGGAACCAACAGGAATTGTTATTGGCCTTGAAAGGCTGGGAAACAATCACACTGGAAGATCTGTCGATCAAGGACCAGGTAAAAACTTTTGCCACTGCCAGCCATATAGTGTCGCCACACGGCGCAGGATTGACCAATTGCCTTTGGATGCGTCCTGGAACAAAAGTTTATGAGCTCACCCATGATGCCTTTTACGGTAAAAAAGTTTACCCTGTTCTGTCACATTGTTTAGGACTTGATCATTACGTATTCAAGTGTGATACAGAAAAAGTTACCGCAGTGAAACCAAGAAACAAAAAATCTAAAGACATGGTGGATCTCAAGATAGACATTGATAAACTTATAAAAATTTTAGATTAATCGTCCTTCAACACGGAAAGATCAACTTTGACTTCTGGGAATAATTTTGCAAGTTTTGGCCAAATCTTAACACCTTTTTTGTGTTTCTTTCCGCCAGCACAATGTAAGAAGTAAACATTGTTGTAATCATAACGTTCGCCATTGTTTTTGTGATTCCATTTCCGATCCATGTCGAGTAGAGGCACCTCACTTTCTACTATGCAGTGATTTAGAAACATACCATCATCTATCCTGTCGTCGGTGATATCTTTGTATTTGCTGATCCACGGTAGCATGAACTTTGTGTTTACCTTGTTAAGCAACATGACTCCAGGTTGGACAAATCTTTGTGAGATTGTCTCTCCTGTGTACAAATCTGCAAGTGGGTTGACACGTTGGTTATATTTTGCCCCAGTGGGACCTGCATCTCTGAATTTAGGATAGTATGCTGTTTTCAGGTCATTATCGATTGTTGGATATTTTTCAAATATGTTTGGTGCGTGTTCAAAAGCAATCACATCACTGTCAACATACATGATCTGATCATATTTGTCCCACCAACTTCTGTCAGTCCATAAATCAAATCTTTCCCAAGTTGGATGTTTGAATCCTAATTTTGGCTCAGTGACTCTGAGGTACTCGATGTCATATTTTTTACAATAAAGTTGGAGACTGTATCTGCTGTACTCCTCCATGGGACTGGCGCCAAGGTTGTTGAAAGTTGGATGTGAATATTTTTTTGTATCGATGTAGTATTGAATTATCAAGTTTGCCATCGCCAATATTTATAGGTGGCACAAAATAAGGCATAACTACTTGGAATGAAAAAAATTGCATTTGTTACCGGAATGACAGGACAAGACGGTCCTTACCTTGCAAAACATCTTCTAGAAAAAAATTACAAAGTTTATGGTTTGGTAAAACGTTACAGCAACCCTAACCTTGCTAATTTAAATTACCTTGGCATAGAAAACGACGTCGAATTGATTACAGGCGACATCACAGACGATGCCAACATGAACCACCTAGTAAGAACAATACGTCCAAATGAATTTTACAATTTAGCGGCACAGAGTTTTGTTGGAGCCAGTTGGGATCTGAACAAACAGACTAGTGAAGTGAATGCAATGGGTGTATTGAACATACTAAATGCCATAGTAGGACATAACCCAACAACTAAATTTTATCAGGCGAGCACCAGTGAATTATATGGCAACTCCAACGTTAATGGAGTGCAAGATGAAAATACCCCTTTCCATCCTAGGAGTCCCTATGGTGTTTCAAAACTTTATGCATACTGGATGACAGTGAACTTCAGAGAAAGTTACAGCGTCCATGCGTCCAACGGCGTGCTTTTTAATCACGAATCTCCAATACGTGGCAAAGAATTTGTCACAAGAAAAATCACAGACGGTGTTGCAAAAATCAAGTTAGGACTTGCTAAAAAATTAACATTAGGAAACCTAGATGCAAAAAGAGATTGGGGTTTTGCAGGAGATTTTGTAGAAGCAATGTACACAATGGTGCAGAAACCAGAACCAGGTGATTATGTGATATGCACAGGGGTACAGCATTCTATTCGAGAACTGTTGACCCACGCATTTGAGACAGCAGGTATTGAAGATTGGGAGAAATACATCGAGACAGATCCACGTTTCAAACGTCCTGCTGAACTACACGCACTGCACGGATCGTACGCGAAAGCCAAGCAAACCCTTGGCTGGGAACCAAAAACTTCATTCAAAGACATGATCGCCTTGATGGTGCAGGAAGATATCAAACGGCTGTCAAATGATTTACGTTAGTTCAACCAACAGACAACTCACAGAAAAATATGTTGATTGGGCAGTGCATGGGCTGTCAAATTCAAAAAAATTACAACCACAGGAAATAATCAAAACCAAAGACTGTACCAAGGCAGTAATGTTTGGTGTACTGCGTGGGACACACTTGGTTTACAGATGGGCGGAGAAAAATAATATTGATTTCTACTACATGGACAGACCTTACTGGGGAGAAACCCGTAATGCTCCATACTATGTAAAAGTTGTAAAGAACAATCATTTGAAAAACTGGTATGAGAAACGTCCCAGTGACAGATTTGAAAAAAGTTTTCCATGGCCTATTAAACCATGGAAAAAAGATGGAAGGAACATTGTTGTGTGCCCTCCATCAAATGCCATGCAAGAATTTTTTGGAGTCCACGATTGGCTGGACAACACACTTCGCACATTAAAGGCCAACACAGATCGTCCAATACTTGTTAAAAACAAAGGTTACAATCCAATCATAGGAAAAGACATTAACGGTGGATACATTGTTACTGGTAAGGACAACACTCCTCCCAGTCCTCCCATAGACTGGGACGATGCATACGCCATAGTTACCTACAACTCTAATATAAGTCTCGAGGCCACTACACGTGGAATCCCTTGTTTTACGGACATTCACAACGCCTGTGCTCCGATTTCAGAAACAGATTTTTCTAAAATTGAAACACCTAAATACACGGAGCGTGAACCATTGTACTATTCGATGGCTTACGGACAATTCACTGCCGACGAACTTAAAAACGGCTACGCATGGAGCATATTGGATGGACGTTGAAATATTTAGGAGGACTGTTAAAGATCGAAGGCGAGGGGCAAGTTACGACCTTTTGAAACACATGGCTGAAGGTATCACAGCATGTGGTGACAATCCCATCATGGTTAACGAACACATGACAGGAGATTGGCGGAAGGACGAGATGGAACCTACAGCACCAATAGGATGCATGTTTGGTTATGGTGGAGATAAACAAAAACACCACACCAAAGGCAGGAGAAGAGATCTTGTAGAACGTGCCAAAAAGAAAGGCATATTCATTATAACCTTTGACGGAGGACTAATGAGCAGTTTTGGAAACGTGCATGGACCTAACCATCACTGGAGAGTTTCCCTCTACTCGCCAATGAACAACGGAAATTTTCTTAGTGACAATTCACCGGGAGACAGGTGGGAGATGTTGAGAAATATGTTCAAGGTGAGATACGAACCATGGAGGAAGTCTCAACCAGACGATCCAATAATGTTTGTGTTACAACCTAGCGACAACTGGAGCATGAACGAACTGGATCCAATCCACTGGTTTTTGAACGTTTATAAAATATTACGACCACTTACTAAAAGAAAATTCATAGTGCGACCACATCCTAATCATGTTGTTGCAATGGAAAACAGGATGGGCGAATTTCCAGATGATGTTGAAGTTGTAATAGGTCAAAAATATTTCAACGGCGAAGAAAAAAAATATTATAGATTCCATTTCCAGGAAGCAATCACGAACATACACGCTGTGGTTACACATAATTCTACAGCCGGTGTAGATTCTTGCATCCGTGGTATTCCAACTTTCAATACTTCAGATCTGGCACTCAGTTGGCCAGTTGCGAACAAAGATCTCACAAAAATAGAAAATCCGGAATACCCAGACAGGACTCAGTGGGTACACGACCTAGGCTACAAGTTATGGAGCGAGAAAGAAATACGTGACGGCACTGTGTTCAAAAGATTTAAAGCGAAGTTAGGATTATAATGGAGATAATAGACTAATGTGTGGAATTTATGGAATCACATCATGGGATCCTTACTATATCTCAAACTTTATAAACTGGTGTAGACACAGAGGTCCCGACGGTGAACAGGTATGGGAAGATCCTCTAAAACAAGTCACGTTTGGACATAATCTCCTTTCAATAATGAGCGATCCTAAACTGTCATTACAACCATGGCACACACCTGCAGGTAATACTCTTGTGTACAATGGAGAAATTTTCAACTATTACGAGCTCAAAGAGAAATACAGATCACAAGGCTTCGTAGACACTACAGGCACAGACACTGAACTACTTGCATGGGGCCTCGACACATACGGACTGAAATTTATTGAAGAGATCGATTCCATGCACGGTTTTGCCTACTACAAACCAAAAATACAGGAACTGTGGTTGTCTAGAGATCACGCGGGCATAAAACCATTATTCTATGCTCAAATAAAAGAAGGTCTAGTATTTGGCTCAGAAATCAAAGGTATGATAGACAAAGTGCCCGGATGTCAGAAGATTGACAAGATGTCTGTAAGTTTCATGCAGAGGACAGGAATAAACGCTCTCAGCCACACTTTCTTTTCTGGTATAAAGAAAATGCTCCCAGGAGAGACCATTGTGTGGGACATACCTACAAAGAGAATAAAAAGTAAACACAGGCAATATATCAAATGCTCCAATACACGTACTTTCAACCCAGAAGAGTTCAGGCAAGAGGCAAACAAGACAGTGAAGATGTGCAGTATAGGCCAGAGAAAGATCGGGGTCTTTTTGAGTGGTGGTTTAGATTCAAGCCTGGTGGCTTATGAACTTAACAAGATAAAAGGCAAAGTAAACTCCTTCACAAACAAAATGTATCCAAGTGTTGTGTCTGATGAAGATTATAATGAGGATGCCAGGTGTGCAGAAATACTTGCGAAGCAGAATAATTTCAATCACACGGAAATTAAAATTACACCAGAAAATTTTATGAACAGTTGGGATGACTCGATTTATTTCATGGAACAACCCATCTATAATCCAAGTATGAGTATGTATTGTTACACAAACAAATTTATTTCTGACAAAGAAATAATAGTAACACTGGCCGGAGACATGGGAGACGAAATACTTGCAGGCTATCCAAAATACTGGAAAATGAAAAATCCGGAATGGCTGTCAAAACAAATTGGCAAGACAAAATTAGAATCGTGGGACGACGTGCTTCGCCTGTGGTTGAAACGAATCAAGCGTCCTTTACGACTCACCGAAAGTTCGTACAGCGATGAAGTTGTTATAGAAGAATTCAGAAAATGCTTTAGTGACGAACTTTGGAATCCTGACGATCCCATTGGCTCTTACATGGCCTTAGATTGTGTTGCACAGGTGCCTGAAGAGATGTTCAATAGGAATGACAAGTACGGAATGGCATATGGCATGGAGGGACGTTTCCCTTTAGCAACAAAAAGTTTCATGAAATATTGCATGAGTATGCACACCAATATCAAAATGGGATCAGATAAATCTGACACAAAAATCCTAACAAAAAAAGCCTACAATGGCCTCCTACCAAATGAAATAATCAACAAAGGAAAAACCGGATGGACCGTCCCTATAGGAATTTGGCTTACAACAAATGTTGACGAAAAATTAAAAAAATTCTACAATGATGCAATGCAAGATAAAAGCAAATTAGACATGATTAAGGCTAGTCAAAAAGCAGGAAAGGCTTTGGTGCCAGCATGGATCGTGAACGATTGGATAAAAAAATACGAAATGAGTTTTTAATTAAATAGGACAAATGAAGATCAAAGTATTGACATCGTATAAACCAGGCACATGGAATCAATACGCCAAGCGGGCGGTCGAAAGCGTCCTCAAATACTGGCCCGAGGACATCACCCTTGCAGTTTACCATGAAGCACAACAACAAGACGTGTTTGATCATCCTCGAGTTGAATGGCATGACGTCCACAGCGTACAGCCGGAACTTTTGAAATTCAAGACCAGACACAAGGATGATCCCGTTGCAAATGGAGAATTGCAAGAAATACCGGGTGGTGTCAGGCGTCCCGCAGAACTACAGGTCAAAGGCGGTAACGACAAAAACAAAGGATCTTTCTTGTGGAATGCCGTAAGGTTCGCCAACAAAGTTTTCTGCGTCACCCATGCTCTTAAGAATTCCGCCGATTATGATTATGTGGTATGGCTAGACGCCGACACATACACTTTTCGACCAATGCCAAAAAGTTTCCTAGAAGGCCTACTTCCTCAGGACACAATGGTGACATACCTAGGACGTGAAAATCCAAATCTCAAAGACGGAGGCAAGTATCCAGAATGCGGATTCGTGGGGTACAATCTGAGGAATCCGGAGATACAAAACCTTTGTAATGAATGGGAGGACATGTACATCACAGATGAGATGTTCAAACTACTGGAATGGACTGATTGTTCTACACTATGGCACCTCGCAAAAAAATATCAAAGAGAAAAAAATATCAAAATAAATGACATAGGTTATTGGAAAGGTGTCAAAGGCCATCACGTTTTCATCAACAGCGAACTAGGACTATACATGGATCACATGAAGGGCAATCGTAAATCAGCAGGAAAAAGCAAACGCAACGATTTCCGTCCCCAAACACTAGAGGCCACTAAAAGTGTACACGATCTCGAATACTGGAAAAAAGTGTAATGAAAGTTGAGGTATGGACGGAATACGGACCTCTGAACAGTAAAGAAATATTCAAAGCATTCATAAAAGGTTTGCGAGATGCCGGAGAGGATGTTGTGGTCAACAGATCTGCTAATGCAGACGTGGCTGTGATCTGGAGTGTGCTGTGGCGAGGCAGAATGATGGGATACCAACAGATATGGAACGAATACAGATCAAAAGGCAAACCTGTAATTGTGCTTGAGGTCGGTGGCCTACGTAGGAATAAGAGTTTCAAAGTTGGTATCAACGGCATAAACAGAAATGCTGATTTCGCCAATCAAGATTTTGATGACAAGCGTTGGCCATTATTTGATCACGAACTGAGACCTTGGAACCCCACCGGAGATATGATTGTAATATGTGGACAACATGACTCATCAGAGCAATGGAAGGGACTGCCAAAAATGTCAACATGGATAGAACAACAAATACGTGAAATCAGAAAATACACAACAAGACCAATATTAGTGAGACCGCACCCTAGGAATCACATCACCTTTGACGAAAATAAATTTACCAATGTCAAAATTAGACTGCCAAAACGAGATTACAGGACATATGATGATACTGATTTCAAGGCCACTCTAGGTCGAACATGGGCTGTGGTAAATCATTCTAGCAATCCTGCCATGGAGGCAGTGATACAAGGCATTCCGGTGTTTGTGTCAGAATCTAGTTTGTGCCACGATGTTGGCAATCTAAATTTAACGGACATAAACACACCAGCGATGCCAAACAGACACTCGTGGGCACACAAACTTGCATACACGGAATGGTTTGAAGATGAAATTGCCGCTGGTCTACCATGGAAAAGGATTAAAAAAAGATTACAGGAGAAATACTTACGATGATGCAAGAAATTAAATTAGGAGGCCAAAGGCTAGTAGAGACAATTAAATTTGAACCTTACAAAGGAGAAACTGTAATTGTTAGGACAATTATTAGAAATGGAAAAAGAATCAAAGAAGAAGAGTGGTTTGAAGACAGGGTGAAAGCCGTGCCTAGGGGTAACGCATATTGCATAGGAAACGGACCATCGCGTAAGGATTTTGATCTCAGTCGATTAAAATCGTCAGGACAAACATACGGATGCAATGCTTTGTACAGAGACTTCATGCCCGATTTCATATTTTCCGTTGACACAAAGATGACTCAACAAATGGTGGCAGACAAGGTGGGCACAAAAACAATCCACTACGCACCATCCCTTGAAGTCAATAGGAAGCAGAGTAAAGGAATGTTACACCTCATACCAAACAACCCCCACTGGATATCAGGAAATGCCGCATTCTGGACAGCAGGTGTACATGGACATAAAAACATTTACTTGATTGGTTTTGATTTCAGAGAATATGGTAAAGGCGAACTCAACAACATCTACCAAGATACCGATTGCTATGGTGAACGTAACGATGATAAAATTTTTGAAGGATGGCTTAAACAATTCAGAGACATGTTGAAGATGCGTCCATACGTGAATTACACAGTTGTTCACGATAATCCTCCGGAATACTTGAAATACCTACAGACAGGAACAGACCTAGGTAATAGCAAAGTAATCAATTATGCTGAATTTGAGCAGGTGTTAACACCTTGATAGGCCTAAGCCCGCCATCCTAAATTTATTTTTCCAAGCAAAGAAGTTTGCATTATGATTGGCGTATGGATCTTTTATCCAGGTCATCTGATATAGATGTACCATCTCATGGGCCAGTGTTTCTACGAAATCTCTCCATCTTGGAAACTTACAATGTAGTTCAATATAGTAATCAACATCTATATGATAAGGGATAACCCTTTGATCAAATTTACCTTTTGGTGTTTTCCTATTGTCCCAATTTGCTACACATCTTCCCCAATCCTTGTGCAATTTCCTAACATGCAATGGAACTATTGGTAATCTACCATTGAACAGACATCTATTGATGTATCTAAACCATTGATAGGCCTGTTGTTCTGTTGGCTTGAATCCTTTTGTGTTCTTGTATCTGGTCGCGGTGTTTTCCAACTTGACCTTAAGTTGCTTCCTTACATTTACCGCTTTATTCTTTACCTTTTTCATGGTTGACAGTATTACCAATTATGCTATAATATACTAATAATTACCTAAAATACCATAGATAAAATGCACACAGATTTGCCAAAAACAATTAACGAAGCACTTAAAATACTAGCATATAATGATTATTTGTGGGCTCAAGCACCAAACACACAGATAAAGCCACATCCAAAGGATCATGAGACTGTGAGATCGCTGGCAGAATCTCAGTACGCCTGGACAGAGAAGCAGGGCAGACTAGCACTCGTGATACTGAAGAGATACCTCACAAAGTTCCAGGCACATGGTATGGACATAAAACCTTTGCTTGACAACCCCAAGTACGAGGATGAATTCAGGGTGATCAGTTTTGACAAAGTCATAGAGAAGTACACGGACGAGGAAGGAGTTGACAAGATAGAACTAAGGTTCCCATACAACAAGAAAGTCATTCAATTGATAAGATGTCTGAAAGATCACAGAGACTTTCCAGCAGGTTATAGCCAATACGACGGGGAAGCCAAGAAGTGGACTTTCTTGCACACGGATGTCACGGCATACTACTTAACATTGATTGCGGCCAGATATGATTTCAAATTTACAGATGACAGTTTACTTGAGGACTACGAAACGATCAAAAAAGAAGTGATAGGACACAAACAGACATCTGCAAAATTAATCGGTGGAGAGATTGTGTTAGTTGATGCCCCACAATCACTGCAAGAGTACTGGGACATACACCTTAAAGGCAAAGCGCCGTTGGCACAAGTCGACTTATTGAAAAATTTTAACATATCGACTGCTGGAATAGATGTACATGCAGACACGTCAATTGGTAAAAAAATTGCACATAACAAATATCATAAGTTATGGATAGATTCAAAAGCATTTTCAAAAAAAGAAGTTGTAAAAGGATTAATTGAATTAGATTGTTTTCCAATAATCATGCCTGTAAGTGGTGACATACACATGGAGGCAGACGTCAAAGATTTTTGGGAATGGCTGAACGCATTTAAATCACACGGCATAGATTTATTGAATCAATGCAGTTGGGGATTTGATGTCAAAGAGCCAATATTCAAGAAAGATATCGATAAACACAACGACAAGACCTACTTGTTAGACAATCAAAAGTCACAAGAGTTTTTTGAAAACCTATATGAGTTGCATCAAATGAGTAAACAATTCAAACTTATAAACCAAGATACCAAAATAATTTTTGTTAGAAATAGAATACCAAGAGCACTGATTAAAAGCAAAATAAAACCAAAAGCATCTTTGGTTGCACTGGGTGGTGGTTATTACGCTACTGGCACAGACAACCTTAAAAGACTTCTTGAAAATCTTCCAAAAAAGTTGTATTATAGTGATCACCAACCAAGTAGTTGGGATTGGCATGATCATATTATAATAAAACTTTAGAATGAGCAGTTGTAAACTAGTAATAAAAGACGAAGTCAACGTGAAGTTTGAGAACCTTAGCCTCGAATGGCGTAAGAGACTCTCCAACAAATTCAAATACGAGATCCCATATGCGAGACATTTGCCTGCTGTGAAACTGGGCAGATGGGACGGTAAGGTTAGTTTCTTTGGTCTGGGTGGTACAACATATCTCAACCTTGTTGACCAGATACTGCCAATACTAGAAGAGGGAGGTGTGTATGTGGACTTCGAAGACAAAAGACCACAACACAATTTTGAATTTAAGGCAGTAGACAAAGATTATCTCGCACACATCACCTGGCCAGATAAACATCCTTGTGCAGGACAGCCAATACAGTTGCGAGACTACCAAGTAGAGACAATAAACAAGTTCATTGAGAATCCACAGTGCATACAGGAAATAGCCACGGGCGCAGGAAAGACAATAATAACCGCGGCCTTGTGTCAACTTGTAGAACCATACGGTAGGACGCTGACCATTGTTCCAAACAAAAGTCTTGTGACACAGACGGAGGAGGACTTCCTTGCCTGCAACCTCGATGTTGGTGTGTACTACGGAGACAGGAAGGAACTGGGGAGATACAACACTATTGCAACCTGGCAGTCACTGAACGTGCTGGAAAAGAAAAGCAAGGACGAACACACAACAGACTTCTTGGAAGCAATACAAGGAATCAACACAGTCATCATAGATGAGGTACACATGGCAAAAGCAGATGTGTTGAAGAGATTGCTAACCGGGCCATTCGCACACTGCGGTATACGTTGGGGACTGACGGGCACTGTGCCAAAGGCGGATTATGAATTCATGGGATTGAAATGCAGTATAGGAGAAGTAGCAAACAGGATACAGGCCAGTGAACTACAGGACAAGGGAGTTCTTGCAAACTGTCATGTCAACGTTTTACAAACACAAGACCACCCACAGTTCAAAACTTATGGCGAAGAATTGAAATGGTTAACTACTGACACAACCAGAATGACTTGGGTTGCAAACACGATACAGGACATTGCAACTTCAGGAAACACACTGATACTAGTTGATAGGATATCAGCAGGTGAGATCTTGGAAAAGAAAATAAAAGACGCTGTGTTCGTGTCAGGGTCTACTAAAAACACAGACAGGAAGGAGCAATACGATGAAGTATCTACTAGCCAAAATAAAGTTATTATTGCCACATATGGAGTTGCCGCTGTTGGCATTAATATTCCTAGGATTTTTAATCTTGTCCTTATAGAACCAGGCAAGTCATTTGTCAGGGTCATACAGAGCATAGGACGTGGTATAAGGAAAGCAGAGGACAAGGACAGTGTACAGATTTGGGACATTACCAGCAGTTGCAAGTTCGCGAAAAGACACCTCGGGGCAAGGAAAAAGTTTTACAAAGAGGCCAATTACCCGTATAATATAGAAAAGATAAATTATGAAAATCCTTACACTGGATAACAGAACATACAAGTTGGAGAAGATACCCGAATGGGTCGATGATAAACTGCGATTTGCTGTGCTTGACAATTCAGATCCAGCCAATCCTGATTTCTTCTACATACCATTGATATTCCTGGAGAGCTTCAACGCTCCAGCGGCCGTATTGGAAATAGGCAATCACAAGATAAAGATGCCTCTAGACTGGAAGATGTTGATAGGTGAAGCAGGGCAATCCGAAATGCATGTGTTACCAATAACTAGTTTGAATGATCGAGGATTTGACGCATTCACATTCAATCCGTTGTCTAGTTCCAAACCTGACTTCATGCCCATCGATGTTGTTGACATCTACACAGAAGTCAAGTGGTATTTCCCAAAAATAAAATCTGGGCAAATGTTAGCAGTACCATTACAAAACGGTCCTAAACCGATGTGTGCTTACTTTGTAAAAGACATATCACGACAATGTGAACAAGTAGATTATGGCTCAGTCTGGTAGGAAAACAATAAAAATAGATGCGCCAATTATGGTTACAGCAGATGGTCCCCCTGTCTGGATGGACAACGGAGAATGGGCAATGAATTTTTTTGATTGGTTGGCAGAGGTGAAATTGAACAAAAAACTAGCCGGCATACAATACATGCACAATAGGATCAAATTGACCTTTGTGTCACCTAAAGATTGCACTGCCTTTAGTTTGAGATTTTCGAGTAAAGGTGAATGAAGATTTTAATCATTGGCTGTAGCAACGGCCTAGGACTGCACCATGTCATCAGAGATTGTCTGTCAAAAAACAGAGATGAATTTTTGTGTATGTCTGGTGATCCCAATGACGAGATATGGCGTGATCAATCAGATATCTATTACAACTTGTCATCCGGGGGTGCTGGAAACAGATACATTACAAACAGGTTATTAGAATGGACAAAAGTAAATGGCAATCCAGATTATGTCTACTTGCAATACAGTGGACTGAACAGAATAGATGTGAGTTGTTCAAAAACAACAGTCTTTGAAAATTATAATTTCCAAAGACGCTCAGAGTTCAGTAACTGGATACACAGTGGTGGCATGGCAGGCAGTTGGCTCAACAACGTGCAGACGCAGAAAATGTTTACCAATTTATACGACACACATGATCAAACAAATATCGTAATACAAAATCTCTTTGAAATCAATAATGCAATTAATTTTTTGTCCACTGAGAAGATTCCTTTCAATTGGAACACATACTACGATTACCATAAACCTCCCACCCCGCACATAAAGGCAGATGGTATGCTCGACGAGATAACAAGCGAGATATACGACAAGTTAGACAAAACAAACAAAATTAAGACACAGTTGATTAACCATATCACTTCCACCAACCCAGACTGGTTAGAGGACGATCAGGTGCACTACAAGTACGCAGGTGGCATGAATTGGTTGAGTGTTGTTGAAAATGAGTTTATACTCAAGAAGTTTTATGACAAAAGATAATCACAGGAAATTTTTTGATCTAAGGAATGGCCTTAAGGCAGTGGACTTCCGAAACAAAGATTACTTTGACAGGATTGATGATAAAGAAAGGTCTTTGTATTCACCATACATGTTGATGAGATATGCATCAAATGTGTCATCGAAGGACAAGTTCTTTGTGGAGCACTACGTGGAAATGGTCAATGAGTGTGTCAACAAACACTGCTTTACGCTGGGTAAACACAAAAAATTACTTTGGATACTGACTGCTATGTGCGGTGCACTGCAACAGCAGTTTCATCCATGGTTGAAGCCAATGAAACGTGTTCCAAATAAAAGTTTGAAGCAATTACAACAGATTTATCCAACATGGAAGGAATCAGATCTTGAAACATTAGACAAAGTGATCACTGACAGAGAACTAGAGGAGTTAATAGAAGCTCATGGAAACAATTAACATCATAGAGCCGGATCTAAATGGAATTGAAAAAATATTCGTTGACCCAAGCAAACAACTGTTCAAAGAATTCAACTTCGTTAAAGCCGAACAGTTTGACGGTCAATCATCCACATTCCTCGCACTTTTTATATGCAGACCCTTTGACATAAAGCATGTAATCGAAAAAATTCCCAATAAAATTTTTTTATATATGCAACAGGGTATTGTCAAACCCATAATTTTCCAAACCACAGAAGCATGGGATCTTTTTGACACCTTCGCTTGGGAGAAAAATAAATTTAACATTACTCCGGATTTTGGAGAGATCAAATATTCGACCATGGTAAGACATTTTACTGGAAGAGGCGTGCCCGAAGAGAACCTAACGTGGGTCGTACCAAACAACATACACGAAAGACAAATCAGTTTCCTTGAGCAAAGAGGATACAAAATAAAAGCAACTTTTATACAATATTGTTACTTCATAGAAATCATGAAATTGGTAGCCAATAAGATCGACATACAAGAAAAAAAATTTGTAAAACATTACAATTGCCTCTGTAGGGGAAACTTAAAAAATCACAGATATGGAATAATTTACAATTTATGGAATACCCGGTTACTAGACAAAGGCAATGTCAGTTGTGAACAATACGAAGAGATAGTTGAATCAAAAAATTCGAACTGGGTAGATGACGCAATTACTTCAGAGGAATTCATGCAAAACTTCAAAAGTTGGCATCAAAACAAAAAAAAATTTACCAACATGTTGCCATTGTCATTTGATAACAAAGTAAATCAGCACTGGGAAATAGATCAGTACAATGAAAAAAATATTTTTGATAATGCTTTCCTTTGGATATCATCAGAAACAAAAATTCACAATGACGGCATTCATATCACAGAAAAAACATGGAAGGCGATCGCCCACGGTTCTCCTTTTTGCATTAACGGAAATGTAGGATCGTTGAGTTACTTGCACGACATGGGATATAAAAGTTTTGATAAATTTTGGGATGAAAGTTATGATAATTATGACGGGTATGATCGAATACAGATGATAACAAAAATAATAGAGACTATCTGTTCAAAGTCATTGGAGGAGATCAATTCGATGTATGCGCAGATGATACCAATTTTGAAACACAATCAGAAAACACTTAAAGAAAATCAACAACATATAAACTTATTAAATTACATGACAGGACAAAATGGCCACAACAAATAAATGCACATACTGTGACAAGGAGTTCGCAAAGGCACGGACACTGCAAGTGCACCTGTGCGAACCAAAACGTAGATATCTGCAACGTGATGAGAAATGGGTGGTGAATGCATTCATGGTGTTCCAGAGATTCTATCAGATACACCAACACAATTCAAAACCAAAGACATATGATGATTTTGTCAAGAGTGCCTACTACAATGCGTTTGTCAAGTTTGGTAGATTCATCATGCACATCAACCCCTTGTACCCAGACAAGTACATAGACTATGTGTTACGATCAAAGGTCAAACTGGATCATTGGTCGAGGGATGACCTATACGAGTTGTATCTCGTTGAAGCACTGAAGACGGAACCTGTTGAGGCCGCATTACAGAGAAGCATAGCCACAATGATGGACTGGGCCACAGAACAGAACGCACAGTGGTCAGATTACTTCAGACTGGTCAACACCAACAGGGCAGTGGCACACATCCAACAGGGCAAGATAAGTCCTTGGTTGCTGTTAGGTTGCAACGCAGGCAAAAGGATGTTAAAATCATTCAACGACGAACAATTACAAATGATAGAAAAATTTATCAACCCAAGTTTCTGGCCAAGCAAGTTGAAAAGTTATCCAGCGGATCTAATGTTGGTACAGGACACAGCAAGAGAGGCCAAGATTGTCTAAAGTGAATTTAGAGATAGCAGAGAACCTAGAGTTTGACGACGGAGACATAGCAATAACAATCAAACCAGATGGTGCTATAGGAAAGATCATAATGCCCAAGATGACTGAAGAGATAAGAAGCAGTGAAGGTTATAGGAAGATGCTTGATGTGGTCGAACTATTGTCTCCTGGAGCCAAAGAAGAATTTATCAAACATGATTCAAAAGAGAAAGGAAGCGTACACTAATGCCTGAACCAGTTGACATAAGCAAAAAACATTTTTACATAAGCATGGTAAAAAGCATTGTTCGTATTGCCGGATGTGCCGCAGTACTATTAGGGGGAGGAATCGTTTGGCTTGCAGGTGGATTATTAATTGCAGAACTTTTAGGAATTGCTGAGGAATTATAATGCCTGATGTGGATATAGATTTCTATGACAGAGACAACACGTTGAAGTTATTCAAACACACGCCGGCGTCTATAATCAAAGAGGGTAAGTCAGAGAAGCACAAAACAGGAGTATACTTCCATGCAGTGCCAGAACACCCTGTGACAGGGCACGCGACACTTGATTACAAACAGGCAGAGGACAGAGGCTACTTCAAGGTAGACTGCCTCAATGTTAACATATACAAGGATGTGAAATCAGAGCAGGAATTAGTTGAACTGATGATCCAGGAGCCAGATTGGGACATGCTGAAAGATCCAAAGACAGTGGAAAACCTTTTCCACCTAAATGGCCATTTCAACATAGTGTCCAAACTTGAACCAAGGACAATAGAACAACTTGCGGCTGTATTGGCTATCATACGTCCTGCGAAGAGACACCTGATGCACAAGGACTGGGTGGACATCATGAAAGAGGTTTGGATCAAACCCACGGATGGATCCTACTTCTTCAAGAAATCACACGCAGTCGCATACGCACAGGCGATAGTGGTGCAGATGAATTTGATATCTAGAGGTAAATATAGTTTTGATGCAACATCAAAAACCTAAGAAAACAATCACCAAAAAACGTAAGAAATCCAATCGTAGTTCAGCCTTAAGATCAGAAATGTTATCCTATCAACCTAATAACGACTTGACAAAATATGTTGAAAAAGTTTGTGGGATAAATTACAAAAAAGCCTAAGTAGGTCTACGAACTAATTGGATTGTTCTTCGTTTTACCCGTTTCTTTGAAATATCAGATAGTTTGACTGTGGGTCCGTGGACTATTTCAACATCCTTGGAGTTCAATGTGACCAATGTAGATCTAAAATAACGGAATTCACCCTTTAGGAATATATTAATTGGTAATTTACGGTTGGATTCATGCCACCAAGTCTCACCGCATTTGAGGAATCTCATCTTGTCTTGTGGCATCATCAACCTGCCATAATCATAGAAACTGATGACATTGACATCTTCATTCTGCACTATGCCCACATACTCCAGATCACCCTTTCGTATAAGGCTGAGAAACGGGAACTTGTCCCTAAGTGTGTTAAAAATTTCGTTCATGCTCTATCTATAAATACTGTTAAATATGTACTATGCAAACAGTATCAAGGTATTTACTATCACAGTTGGTAATGGCCTACGTAAGTGGTTACCACGGGAGGAATTCTAAAGTGTACGATAGACGTTTAACACTACACAGAGGGGTGTCAAACCCTATAACTTTTACGTTCAAGAACGAAGATCAGAAGGCACAGGACATCTCATCCAAAACAGTTGCCAGCGGAAACTACTACGAACTGAACATTATCGACAGTGAAACAAGCAAATCAGTGATAACAAAGACGTTGACGCCTTTGGACGACGGGAGTACGTTGTCCACCAAGGGACAGGCCACCTGCACAATCACCGAGGGTGATTTGCTACCATTGGACGCAAAATTTTACAACTATGCGGTGCGTGAGGTAAAAACTGACGGTTCACGAGAAGTAACCTATTCAGACACAGGATATTCTGCTTCAGGTAGCATGGAACTACTCGACGGTGCCTATCCACAATTTATACCAAGCACGTCAGTGTCCACTTTCACTCTATCAGGAGAAACTTTTACTTCAAGCGATATACCAGCCAAACCAGGAATCAACAACAACAAGGCATTGCATACCATTGCAATTTACCCAAATAACTTTTCAGGCACTGTGAGGGTTGAAGCAACAATGGTTGGTACCAGTCCGACCGATGATGACTACTTTGCAGTTACCAGCACAGATCTTTCAAGTTCGTCTGCTGTGTCGTCTCTCAACTTCACGGGTGTTTACCAAAACGTGAGATTTATTGCGGTAAGAACTGCGGACACAACAGGCCGTATTGACAAAATCCTTTATAGACAGTAAAATATAGGGTATGAACCTGATCCAATCTACTATTCTGACGAGCCTGCCTACGGGTAGGAAAAAGACTCCTAGCGGTTGGACTAGTTTCAATGCTCCTTGTTGCGTTCACAACGGAGAGACAGCAGATAAGAAAAAACGTGGCGGTATAATGACCAGTGCTGACGGCACTGTGAGTTATCACTGTTTCAATTGTGGATTCAAGGCCAGTTACATCATAGGACGTAAACTTACCTATAAGATGAGGCAGTTCATGAGTTACATTGGAATACCCGAGGACACAATACGTAAGTTGGCCATAGAAGCACTGCGTGAAGAAGAGAGTGATGTCAAGTATGAGAAAAAGAAATTTGTAACATTCAACAAGAAAACTCTACCAAAGAACACACACAAACTAGACGTGTGGTTAGAAAAGTACGTGGCAAATGACTTGACAGAACCACAATGGAAAAAGATAGACGCACTACTGAAGTATCTTGAGAGCAGGGGTATAGGCGCTGACTGGTATGATTTCATGTACTCGCCAGACAAGGTGTGGGACGTGAATCAGAGACTGTTGATTCCGTTCTACTGGAAGGGCGAGGTGGTAGGGTTCACAGGAAGAATCTTTGAGGAGTCTGATAGTGTCAAGTACTACACAGATGTTTGGCCAGGCTATGTGTTCAACATGGATGCACAGGATTGGACACGTAAATTTGTGATCGTCACCGAAGGGCCGTTTGATGCAATAGCCGTTTCTGGTGTGAGCATACTTGGTAGTGAGATAAATGATACACAACGAGATCTCATAGATGGGTTGGGTAGAAAAGTGATAGTTGTACCGGACAGAGATGCACCCGGAGACAAACTGATTGACCAAGCAAAAGAATTTGGTTGGAGTGTTGCATTTCCTGAATGGCCAAATGGAGTGAACGACGTGGCGGATGCAGTTGCAAAATTTGGTAGATTATTTGTTTTGCAATCAATATTGAAGACTACAGAAGACAGCAAATTGAAGATAGATCTCAAGAAAAAAATGTATGGCTAGATTTCATATTGAACCAACCAGTAAATGCACTTTGGAGTGTCCTCTTTGTGACCGTACTTGGTTTGAAAAAAAATTTAATAAAAGATTACTGCACGAAATTGATGTAGATGATATCGTGAGATTTTTAGGCAACAACAACACTTTGCAGATATGCGGCAACAGAGGAGATCCAATTTATCATTCGCGATTCATTGAACTTTGTTCTAGATTAAAAACGAACAAAAACACACTAGACATTGCTACCAACGGCAGTGCTAAGACCAAGGCGTGGTGGGAAAAGTTAGTAGCAATACTGGATGATAAAGATTCTATCACATTCGCAATAGACGGTCTTGAGGATACAAACCACATTTATCGTAAGAATGCAAAATGGAAAAGTATAATGACAGCAGTAGACTCTACCACCGGGAAAGGTTTCAAAACGATTTGGAAATTTATAGTTTTCAAACACAACCAACATCAAATAGATCAGGCTAGGAGTCTTAGTAAAGAACTTGGCTTTGATGAATTCAAAATAGTACACAGTCATAGGTGGGATGACCGAAAAGACCTAATGCCAGACAAGGAATACACACAAGATAAGATCAGACAGAAAGAAGTTGACCCAAACGAAACAAATGGTAAAATGATCCCTGCTTGTCTCCTTAAAAAGGACTGCATAGAAATGTACATAGACAGCGAAGGTGATTTTTATCCTTGCTGTTACATGGGAACATACAGGTACAAATATAAAAGTGTGTTCAAACCAACAAACAAAAAATACAACATCAAAAACCATAATCTTAAAGATATACTGGATGACAAAGCGGTAAAAGACTTTTACGAGTCAACAAAACAATTTACTTCTGCTCATGAATGTTGTAAAATACACTGTGGGAATTTAAATGTCTGAATATACTTTTGATGTACAGAAACTTTATATAGAGATGCTTCTAGCAGATGCGGAATCTTTCGCACGGGCACAGAACATATTCAAACCTGAATCATTTGATCGTAAACTGCAACCAATCGCAAAGTTCGTCAAGGACTACATGGATGAATACAAAGTGATGCCTGACGTAGAACAGGTGAACGCAAAACATGACATCAAGTTGAAGTCAGCAAAGGACTTGGACCCAAGCCATTTCAATTGGTTGTTGGATGAATTTGAAACATTCTCGAGACATAAGGCACTTGAACGTGCGATACTACAGTCGGCAGACATGTTGGAGAAGGGCGACTATGCTCCGGTCGAGGACATGGTCAAGGACGCAGTCAACGTGGGACTCACACGTGATCTCGGTACAGACTACTTTGAGGATCCCAAGGGAAGACTTGAGGCACTCAAGGCAAACAACGGACAGATCAGCACAGGCTGGAATAACCTAGACAAGAAACTGTTTGGCGGTTTCAACCGCGGAGAACTAAACATCTTTGCAGGTGGATCAGGCGCAGGTAAGAGTTTGTTCTTGCAGAATCTTGCGGTTAATTGGGCACTGGCTGGTCTGAACGTTTGTTACATTTCTTTTGAATTGAGTGAACAACTGACAGCGATGAGGCTTGATGCGATGATGACAAACATTCCAACAAAGAAAGTGTTTCCTGAGATAGAGAACGTTGAGATGAAAGTCAAGATGTTGAAGAAGAAAGCAGGAAACTTGCAGATCAAATACTTGCCAAGTGGTAGCAACGTGTTGGATGTGAGAACTTATCTGAAAGAACTAGAACTTAAGAACAAGAAAAAAATTGATTGTATACTGATTGACTACCTGGATCTCATGATGCCAAAGAGTAAAAAGATATCGCCAGCGGACTTGTTTATCAAGGACAAGTACGTGTCTGAAGAACTGAGAAACTTGGTCGTGGAGAAACAATGCGTGTTGGCAACTGCATCACAGTTGAACAGGGCATCGGTTGAAGAGATAGAGTTTGATCACAGTCACATCTCAGGTGGACTCTCTAAGATACAGACTGCTGACAATGTGATAGGTATATTCACATCAAGAGCAATGAAAGAACGTGGCAGGTATCAGATACAGTTCATGAAAACAAGATCAAGTTCTGGTGTTGGACAGAAAGTGGATCTAGAGTTTGACGTGGACAGTTTACGTATCAGAGACTTGGCGGATGATCCAGAATACAAACAGTTTGACAAACAGAGAAGTACAATATACGATAATCTCAAAAAGACATCTAAGGTAACAGGAGGGGGCACACCAACAGACGCTAGGCCAGAAGTTCCTGATCCAACAAAAGGTGACACAATAGGAAAAGTGAAAGCCACAGTCGAGGGCGGTAAACTGAGACAACTCTTAAACGAACTGCACTCAGATGAAGAACAGTAATGACATCAACCATATATACGAGAAATTAAGTTCTCTATATCCAAACTACTCAAACAAAAAACCTAAAGCAAAAATATACTCCAAGGCATACACAAGCCTAATAGGAGTGATGTTATCTGCACAATCGCAAGACAAAAGGACAGCGGTCGCTTGTAGACAACTTTTTGCACTGGCAGACACGCCTGAAGACATGCTCAAACTATCACAGGATGAGATCATAGAAGCAATCAAACCTGCAGGCTTGTTCAATGCAAAATCTAAAAACATACTTGCCACAAGTAAAATGCTTTTGGAGAAGTTTGATGGTCGTGTGCCAAGCACACAGAAAGAACTGATGACACTGCCAGGAGTTGGACGTAAGAGTTCTGACATAGTGATGAGGTTCGTTTTTGGCGAACCACACATAGCAGTGGACACCCACGTGTTCAGGATGTTGTGGCGTCTTGGTTGGGCAGACAGCCTCGACGAAGGCAAAGCATCTATTACGGTCAATGACACCACACCAAGCAAATACAAATACGGTGCTCACATGTGGTTGATAACACATGCAAAACTTGTTTGTAAATCAAGATCACCTCTGTGCGACACTTGTGTGATCAGTGCCGCATGCGATAAGAGAGATATTGAGATTCCAAAAAATAAATTACGTCAAAAAGTTTCTGCTTCATAATCTACGCAGATAAATATACTTGCTCAAGGCAATAACAGGCAAACATAAAAGCATAGGCAAATGAAAGACCAAGAACTGAACGACATAACAAGGCTGTACGATAGATTCATTAGGCAATGTCCAGGCACAGAAGAATACACGCATAGGCTAGCCGAGGAGACTCGCATCATCCTTCAACTACGTTTCGTAGACTACTTCATCCAAATATGTGATATCATAGCAATGACAAGGGACATACCACACATGACACGTGGTAGTGCAGGTTCGTCATTGGTCTGTTACCTATTGGGCATAACAGATGTGGACCCAGTGGAGTGGGACATACC